TTTACTGCTTTGGCTCTCTTAGATCTAAATGACTTGATAGCTGTTGCTTCATCTGTGACGACAAATGCTCGTCCAAGTTTTTCCACAAACTTCCAGTCGTTAACAACCTGCTCGTAGTTAATAATGACATAGTCAACGAGGGAATGACCCCAGTCGATTGCTTCGGCATATTGTTCTTGCCGCTTCTTTGGGGATCCATCAATGACCACAACGTTTGCAGCACCATCAGTAAATTTCTCAATCTGTTGTTTCCACTGATACTTCAGTGAAGAAAGGCAAATTATAATGCCTGGACCCTCAAGTTTCCCTGTATCTCGAAGCTCTTCAAGGGCCGCAATAGTCAAGACAGTTTTACCTAAACCAAGGTCGTAGGCAACCAACATCTTCTTTCGTTTGACCATAGCCTCTACAGCGTCTACCTGATAAGGAAGAAGGGTTCCAGTAAAACTCACGAGTCGTTTCTCCAGTGTATATAAGATCTTATATATGTTGCCGTGTAGGCTAAAGAAGCAAAGATAAAGCCGTATTGGTGGGTAGTGATGGCGTAAACCATCCACAAGCATTCATTAAAGCAAAGAACAAACCATCCCCAAATAGTTTTTCTACCGACAAAGTATATGCCGGTAACACCGATGACTGCTAATACCCATGACCACATCAGGCATACTGCATCAATCGAGTTTTTACGGCAAAGTGTAAATCCTCAATAGAGGTGTTGTTGTGAATATACGCATCAAAATCCCAGTTATCCAAATCGTGCTCAGAAATGTGAGGGTTAACCGCCTTAACTCCAAGGCGTTCTACACGCCAGATATGTCCGCCCATCTGACGAATAATTGATGCTTCGTTTTGAAAACGAACATCTGTAACGACGTAATTACCATCTCCGGACATCTTAGTAATAGCTGTTGTTATCCAAACAGAATCATCAATGTGAGTTCTGGCGGCTACACCCAATTCTTGTAAAAGCCTACGAACTTCAGGGAATTTAGTTTTTGCTACATCCCAACCGTAAGCGTTTACTACACCCTGCAGATAAAACCCGTCTGCAAGAAGTGGGTTTATGTCCCAAAGCAGGCTTCGTATTGCGTCCGCAAATGCGATCCGTGTAAAGCTACGTTCTGCAACCAGGTATTCAGCTATGGTATCTTTACCGGACTGTGCGTAGCCGGACAATCCAATGATCACTTAAAGCTCTCCTTAATCTTTTTAATTACTACTGGGCCGTTTAACGAGTTCCAATATTTTTCTTCAGCTTTTTTCTTTTCAGCCTCTTTACGTTTAAAGTTACTGGGGAATATCATATTATTTTGATTGTTCTTTTTTTCCACTTAGTAACCCCCCCAATCTAACAGAATGAACTGCGTTATCTATACCCCAGCGTACAGCATTCATGCTCATATCGCCAATATCTTTAGCCGGACTATCACCGTAATTAAACACCCAAAACTCAATACCACGTTTACGTGCCTCTACTTTAAATTCTTCTAAAGCTTTATATCCAGCAGGGTCTACGTCTGGGTTATCAAATGCAATGATGAGCTTATCTGCCTTACGCATAAGATCAAACTGAGCGTCGCTAACAGTAACCCCGCATAAAGCAACTCCCCCACACTTAACAGCATCAAGCGGGGATTCGACAACAACCATCGTTCCCCCATCCCAAGCAGTTATGCCAAATAAGGTCTTAGATTTTTTTAGGCCTGTAGGTCTATTCATAAAGTGGCGCTCAAGTTGACCCTTTTCTTGCCAACCCATTAGGTTGCCAGAATCCGGTTCACGTAAAGGAAGGATCCAAGAGTTAATGCTTGGAGACCATTTAACAGAATACTTAACGCAAGCTTCCTCTGTGACTTGACGAGCTTCTAAGGCCCATTCTGGAGGATCTGTGTATACCGCAAGCCGCGCTTCGCTCATAGGAACAACTGTGGGTAGGCGAATATAAGAGGACTTTGCTTGCTCTAAGCTTTTCATTAGCTGCCCAACATCTATCTCTATACTTGATGACAACCATTCTTTAGCTGCATCATAATCAGGAAGATCGTAAGATGTTTTGAAGTCTCTTAAATCTGAGATTAAACCCAGTAAAGAACCTCGGTAGTTACAAGAAAAACAATTATGCGCCCCGGTTTCAGCGTTAATCGACCACGAAGGGTTTATGTCTTCTCGGCCAGTACGCTCAACATGCATGGGGCAATGACCTGAAATTTCATCCCCATGTTCATATGCATCGATCCCAAGCTTTACTAGGACCGAATAAACCTCACCCGGCCTGAATGCAGCAGCCATCGCACTTTTCCGAATGATCTATAGAAACAACTATGTCTTGATTAATTTCATCTGGGTCTGTGTGACCAACCCCGTGTTCGCAAACCCTCTCCATGGCAATAACTTGAGGGTTCCAACGCTGTGGCCAAGAACGAAGGTGATGGCTACTCATCTTATGCAGTGTGCAACTGGGGCCCATACAATCTAACTTACTGTGAACGTACTCTAAAACTTGTCCGGAGTGTTCAAGCGTAGCCTTTCTATTAATCTTCCCCATAATAATCCTCCCCCATATCTTCTGGAACATAGTCGTGTGGCATATCCGCAAGAGTCGGGGCAGTAGCTAATGTCCCGCACTCATAGCATTCCATGTCAAGCATATAAATTGCAACTTGATAGTCTTTAAATATTGTTTTTACTTTCCACAGTTGAGACCCGCAAGGGCAAACATGTGTGGGTACTCCCCTAATATCCAACGGAAGCCTTCTTTCTCTGGCTTCTAATCCTACTGCGTTGACGAGGAGTTGTTGCTGCCCAAATCCCATCTAACCACGGAGTTTGAATTGCATACTCTAAACACGAAACAACTAAAGGACAGGAGTTACACAAATCTCGGGCTGCTTGTAGCTTTAATGGATCTGTGTACTCTTTGGGAAAGAAGAGCTCTGTATTTGTCTCGTTACAAAGCTGTGTACCATTAAAAGGGTAAGCCTCGTATTCAAAATTAAGCTCCATACTCTTGGAATTTCCCCTCTTCCCAATCCCATAAGAGCTCAACTTCTGCTGGCCCGGTATTACGGCTTGCTACGATCTTTAATAAACGAGAACTATCATCGTTCTCATCTTGACGCTGTAAAGCAAAGATAACGTCTGAATCTTGATGGAAAGAAGAAGAGAACGCAATTGAGTCTGCAGTTACTTGCCCTCCACGTATTTTGCTTGTTAAAACCTGAGTTGTCTGAACAATCGGAATCTGATAACGAAGAGCAGTTGACTTAAGAGACTGAGTAATATATCGTAGAGCAATAGGCGTATTTATATCTCCGGATATCTCAACCTTCATAAGATAAACGCCGTCAACAAATAAAATATTAGGCTGAAGTTTTTCAATCTTTAATGCTAGTTGTGAAACATTGTACGCAGAGACCGACTCTGTAAGGTAAAACTTATGCATACCATCCATGCTGTTAAGCATGTCTTGATAGGACTTGTCTTCTTTAGTGAGCAAAGCTCCCATGGCTAAACGACTATGGGAGATATGCGCACGCATAGAATCGTGACGAAGTTGCTGTTCTTTGTTAGTCATTTCAAAAGATTGAAATGCTGGAACCCAGCCATCGTTATGTACATTAACTGCCATCTGCATAGCAAGGACAGACTTACCCGTCTTAGGTGGAGCAATAATTGTAATTAACTGACCTGGTTGTAGACCGGCAGTTGCCATATCCATAACCTTGAACCCTGTTGCCATTCCAAGCAAACCATTGGGGCGCGTCTTTACCGCAAGGTAATCTTGATATCGCTCCATAGGTTCATGGGTAAGGTCGATATCTGCAATCTTTCTAACGCCCTCATCAATTAAGGCTGCGTATCCTTTTCCAAGGATAGAGATCGCGGAGTTATGGTCGCCCGACTCAATTGCTTGAGCTGCATTTTGAATAACCTCAATAGACTTATTGCGGCGCCTAAACTCTACAAGCTGATCTAGTAAGTAATCTAAAGAATCATCTACTGCAAGTAACTTATAAGTAGGGAAGTTATCTAGGACAGTGACGGCGGTTGGAACTTCCTGGTACTTAGTCCAGTGTTCTTTTATAAAGCGCCAAACAGCTTGGTTGCTGTCTACAAAGAACCAGTTATCGTCTACACCTCGCTCCAAAAGAGCACTGATGTCACGAGTTCTAATAGCTCGGGATAAGAGTCTCAGCTCATTATCTGCTGCCACTATTGCCCCCAATTTCTAGATACTTTGATCCCCAGCGCATGCCTCTACTTGGGAGATCTATAACATACACCACATCAGGTCTATATGGCAATTCGCCAACAAGATCTGAGATAGTTGCGTAACCACTGTAATAATTAAATGGGTTAGTTCCCATGTTGTCTAAATCTTCTTGTACTTCTTTCATTTCCCGACGTGTGTACCCAAAGCCAGTTAACTCCATAGTGAAGGGATTATTTTGAGACCAACGCCAAAAAGATGCCAAGGCTTGTCGGTTGTAGGTTACCTCTTCGGTAGGAAGCTTTAACAAGCCGCCAAGACTAGTCTTAACAATAGGCTTGCGATCGAGAATGCAATCAAGAGTAACTATAACTCGGGAAGGCACCTCGTTAGAGATGTCATTCCCTCTCATTTTAAAGTGGGAGGGGCTTTCCGTATTTAAGAACTATACTTCTAAAAGCCTCGTTTGATTCGCGGGCTGCTTTTAAGTCCTCTTCTGATATGTCTTTAGTGATCTCAATAGGGTATTCGCCCCTAGAAAGTTTTGAACGGCACCAATTACTGTGTCGACAATTCTTACGCCCAACGTATCCCTTGCAGGTGCAGCGCAACTCAGAGGTATGTGAGATCTGAACCTCACATATTTCATCCAAGCTCACAAAGAACTGGATGGTTTTCCAACCAAGCATAGTTTTATCACTTAACTTTCTAGCCACGACGACGATCCCCCTTGTCCGATTCTATAACTAAAGGTATGAAAGCTTCATGGGCAAAGCTACCCATTGACTCACCGTACACACTTCCCCAGTCTTTTAACGGCACGTTTGTCGTTACGATTGTTGGAAGACCCGAATTAAAACGCGAACGAAGCAGTGCGTCAAATTGATTTTCCGCCCACCCCGTAGAAGTTCTATACTCCTTGCCTAGGTCATCTAATGCAAACACCTGGACATTCTCTTCTTTGCGTGGAGAGTCTCCGTAAAAAGCCTTTACCTCATCCTGAAGGTCGTCATCATGAAATGCCTCTTTCTGGATACGAAGAAGCTTTGGATAGTCCATAAACCGCCCTAAACGGATTGGCATCGACGTTGCGGGTGTAAAGACATCTAAGGAAAGGGTCCTAATCAGCTCCTGAAGGGCCACAGAGGCCAGAGTAGTCTTGCCATGACCTGGTTCACCAGAAAGCATGACTCCAAGGCCGCTACGAGACTCTCCGGGCTGGTTTATAACTTTGCCGTTGCGAACTAGGTCACACCAGCTCATGAGGAGTTCTTTTTCCTCGGAGCTGTCTAAATCAGAGAACTCAAGGCCAATGCTCTTGGACGGAAACCCGGCACGCAATATTTGATTACGTACGGTAGGGCGCTGTTCCTCAAGCTTGTACATCCCACTCCTTTTTAAGATCATTGATCTCTGTCTCGCGCATTGCTAGGGCCTCAGCCATAAACTTCTTGTGCTCTTCTGGAATCTCCTCGTTATCTTTGGAGTCTTCATAGATTGCCTTTGCTTGCTCGTAATTAAACTCTAAGACTTTTATCTGGTCAACTCGACGGTTACGGAGAAAGTCATAGCGTTCTTTCTTACGGTCTTCAATCTTTTGCTGACGATTACTTAGTCCCGACATTTTTGACACCGCTCTCCTGTGTTGACATCCTCTGGCTCTACCTCTGAGTACTCAGAACAAAACTGGCATAGCACTTTTACTTTAATTCCCATCGTCTGACCCCGCTAATAACTTTCTAGCACGTTCGTGTGCCTCATTGAATTCAGGGTCACGATACTCTACTGGCTTAGCAGATGCAACTCCTTGAGTAGTTTGATAGTAAGCAGGGAAGCGACGCCAAATTGGCGCACCCTTACCCACATCGTGAAAGTTGCGCGGATCTGCAGTAAACATTCGGACTGCTTTTAGTAAAGCCGAATACTCTGCCCCTTCCTTAACCATCTTGTTCATCCAAATTGAAAGCTTCTCACCGTTGAGCTGCATCTGTGCATCTATGCCACGCTCTTTAACAAGGGCGTTGAATTCTGCGACGATGTGTTTAGTCTTCCAATCAGACTCTGGGATATCGCTGCGATGGCTTCCGGCTTTATCAATCTTGGTGCGAGTGTATTTAGCTTTTCTGGCGGCAGTCTTATCTACGACCTTGCCTACAGCACCGGTGACTTCTTCGTCGATGTAGCGACCTTTAGGTTTCTTTTCGGGTTCCTCGCCCAGCATAGCCCAAGCCATGTTATTTCCTTTCGGTTCGACGGCGCCTGCGGCGGCGTAGAGATTAGAAGTACGTAGTACTTCTAAGCTCTTATTACTATTAATAGCCATATTAGTATCAGCATCACCGGAATCGGGTAATCTGATATCGGAAAACGTTGGTGAGTAGCCGATGTAACGATAGTAGAGTTCTAAGCCAGC